ACATCGCCGGGGGTGGCAAAATCACGACCCCTCCCCTAGGGCCACAATTTGCTCAGAATAGGGGTCTTTTATTGACTTGGGATCTACCGTTTTTCCATTAGGTCCAACTATTCTGTAAATCTTTGGATATTTCTCAACAATTCTTTTCATTGCTAAACACGTTTCAAGATCATTAACTGAATCAGAAGCAACTTCTGAATAAATAGTTTCTCTTGCTAAATAACATTGACAATTAAGATTTATCAAATCCCATTTAAGCCATTGATCGTAATCGGTGAAAGGATCAAAAGGATTGTCAAACGTTGTAAGCATGAAATCATCAATCATTTCTTTCTCCTTTCAAATGCTTTTGTATGATTTAACGATTTGCATTGTTTGTTGTTCAATCATTTGTATTATCAATTCATATAAAACTTTTAAATAAATACTAAAGCTTATTAATAAGTTCTTTATAGTTTCTAATGTTGTTCAGAGGGGGGACAAATTATAGGTAATTAAATCAACTTATAAGTAACAATTAAACTATGAGTACAAGATATATAAATATTCTTATACAAATGGCTTTTAACCATAAAAAATGATTTATTTAACTATAAAGAACTTACAAATAAGCTTTAGTATCTTTGTAAAAGCCATAGCATACATTCATTAGCAGAATGGGTACTATTAAAAAGCCATAGCATACATTCATTAGCAGAATGGGTACTATTAAAAAGCCATAGCATACATTCATTAGCAGAATGGGTACTTTTAAAGAGCTATGGCATGTGCTTATTAGCAGAACGGATACTTTTAAAGAACCATAGTATGCATTCATTAGCAGAATGGGTACTTTTAAAAAAGCCATAGCATGCATTCATTAAATTAATCGCCATTAGACGAAGAATTATTTACAGTATGATCTTTAATAAGTTTATGTGGTACTTTTAAAACTCATAGGGGTATCTGATAAATACATAAGGGGTGATGTTCTGTACATATGGGGGGGGTGCCCTTTTATTCATAAGGGGTATGTATTATACGATACCCCTACGAGTTCTTCACAATGTCAGATACATATGATACTGATATACCAAACATGGATGCAATCTCAGATCTTGTATAATTCCCAGATGCAACCATCTGTTTAATCCTAGACAACTGACCTGTTGTAAGAGATGTGGTAGTGGTCTTTCTTGGGGTTGCAAGTTTCTTGAACTTATCCTTATCAGTGTTTTTGTATATATTCTCCAACTTTGCAGTGCTGATAGCATTATTCTGTATCGCTTCCCACTCTTTGTCAGTTATCTCAACTAACTGTTTACCTGCACCTACAACAGCTCTTGCTTTCATTAATGCTCTACCTTTTGCTCTGCTCCTATGCTCTTTATCCATATCCGGATCAGCAGCACAAGCTTGAGCATAGTATCGATTGGCTAGAGATTGAGCCTGTCTTTCTTTTGGACTATTCTTATTAGCTACTACAAGCTTATCTTTCAAAGATTTAACCTCAGCAGCATATGTTACCTGAGCTTCTTTAGAAACCTTTTCTGGCTTTATCTGCCTAGCTTCTTTTCTAGCTTCATTTGCAAGTGACTTATACGCATTAGCAAAATTAGCATATGCAACTTCCTTCTCATTAGTCTTATCTCTAACGAGATCCATTGCATCGTCTACTGTGTCCATTTGTGTAACTTTCGTAGTTTTTAGTACACCAGTGTCCCTATATACTTTTTTACCAGAATTGTGAACTTTCAGTTCCTCGCTGGTCATTTTGCTTGTATCGGTTACTAGCTCATATGAGGTTTCACCAGTTTCTCTCCATACTATCTTTCCAGCATTCCAATCTGCCAACTCACTTTCTGTCATCTTTTTGGTGTCTGTAAGCTCCTTACGATTGTTAACATGAGCTTCCCCACTAGCTCTTGATAGTATTGTTGATGCTCCTGTATTTAATCTTCCAGTTTCTTCATTTACTCTTCCTTGATACTTTTTCTTCAGTTCACTTATGTCATTATCTTTTGCACTTTGTTTCCAATCAAGATGATGCTTCTCAGAATCAATAACGACCATAGAATGCTTTACAGCTTTCTCAATATCAGAACTACTAGCTCCCTGAACTGACATATCATTTATAAGGTTGGTAACTTTTCCCATTTCCTGCTGTTTTGTTCTGTTTGTTACAGCCGGAGCATCATCTGACAATTTGTACAGATCTTTTGGCTCAAACCCTATAAGACCTTTCAATCTATCAGTTGATGTTATCTTTATATTATTTGATGTCATGGGGATGACTAAGGCAGTATCACCATCAAAGTCAGCCCCAGACAACCTTTCGGCATTAGTGGGATTTATGCCGACGGCATCCAACGCATCATTCATAACCGATTTAGCAGCTTTATTTTTATTATTAACTGTTAGTATCGGTATTTCGAATGTTCCTCCATGAGGATATCTAACAAGTGCTACAGTTTCTCCATCTTTATACTGAGGGGCATATATCTCGTTATCTTCCAAAGATGGTATTGGTAACAGAACTTGGAATGCTTGACCTTTAAATCCCTGAGCCGATAACTCGGAAGCCCCAGCATCGCAACCTGATGCAAACTCTTGTAACAGGTTTTTCTTGATAACTGGGTTTGTAAGGTCTAATATCTCATCAAGTTCTTTTCTTTTTGATTCTACGGTGGCATCAAGCTGCTGGTTTATTAACTTTGTAGGCTGCTTAGATAGAAATTGTGATGCTAGTGTTTTAGACCAGCTATCCCAATCTCCTTCTTCTCTAAGTTTATTGATCGGCGATAACTTTGTGTCATTGTCATACTTCATTTGCCCGCCGGCCATTATTAAGGCACCAAATGGGTTTTCCTGATCTATACCACCGGTTGTTTGGTCAACTTTACATCTTTTTAGAACCTCTTTTCCATTAGACCAGTCATATTTTCCAGTCTCACTATCTTTCACGATAGATATGGATTTATCTATTGCTGGGGTTCCAACTTTCTTATTTGTGTTGTATATGATGTCTATTCCATCTGGGAAGTCTTCATCATTCCCATACATAGCCATACCCTTCATGTAGTTAGTATCATCTACCATGATTCTAACCTGAGCATATTTGGATTTTCCAAGAGATACATCTTCAACACCTTTACGTATCTCTATTACTCCATCTTTATCCTTACCGCCCTCTTCAGCATATCTAATCATGACTCGATCTGAACTCAGGCTAGCTGGGTAATCAGGAGTCCACCAAGTTTTACCTTGATCTGGTGTAAATTCCTCTATGCTCTGAAGATTATCTTTCTTAGCATATGCTTCACTATACGTTGTATCCGGAGGGCACAGAACCATTACGTTGGTCTTATTATTTGTTCCCATCTGTTGAACAGGGATCCAATATTTCTTGTATCCTTCTTTTTCGAGCATAGATATTGCAACTTTCTTGGTATTCTCTGTTACACCAAGATATAGCTCTGTGTTTTTACCTACATCGAGAGGACCATCTTCCCAAGTCTCATCGATCCTATCTTTTATCATCTGAGCTGTATTTTGATACCGGTCTGTTCTGTTGGCTATTGCCTCGTTCAGAAGTAATCTTACAGAGCTCTCATTCCATGTCTTTTCATCGCTACTCATCTTTCTTGCAACTTCGGACACATTTCCATGGCACTCATCGTACAACTTTAATGCCCTAGCTCTATTAGCCTGTCTTTCAACCGACCTAGCAATTGAGAGCTCATTTTTAAGATCGCTAGCTGTATACCATACTTCTCTTCCATCTTTCCTAGTATACTTAACTCCAAGAAGCATCTTTGCTATTTCGCCATCTTTCAAACCCTCAGCTTTAAGCTTGTTATACTCTGTTTTTAATGAGAGTTGATGCTGATAAGGATTGTCTCCACTACCCCATTCAAATCTTCCAGAACCTCTTCCAGGTGGATCATCTTCATGTCCAACCCCTACATGATACAACTCATCCGTATACATTGTTACTAGTCCTCCTCAAGTTTCTCTAATAAGCTATTAATTGTAATAACTTTGTCCATTATTGGCACCAATATAGAAGAACCTGGATGCCCTATGATAGTTTGATTATTTTGATATATTCTTAGTTCTATGTCTTCAAAGTCGCTTGGTATGAAATCATACTCGAGACAAAAATAAGCAGCATAAATTTCAAGCTGGTGCAATGAAGCTTTTGTAGATCCGGTTTTTAGATCATGGATCCTTAATGTTCCATCTTTCAAAAGTATAGCATCAGCAGTTCCAAAGAACCATTTTGAATAATACAGCTGCTGTTCAGGCATCATTCCATAGAGTATTGCATCATTGACATACATGTTCAATGTTAAATCCTCAGCTGGAAGTAACACCTTTTGTTCTATTAGTTTACATGCAAGTTCATGAAGCTTGGTTCCTCTTTTTTGAGCACTGTCTTCTACAACTTTCTGCACGCATTTTTCAATTGGGTAATTTAACCAATGATAATTAGATGCCCCGAACATTGCGTGGTCATCTTTAGAAAATCTTCTCGAATTATCGTGCCATCGAAAAGAATCGTTCAAGCTCATCTAATACTTCCTCCTTATTTTCAGGAAAAATAAAAGAAGAGAATGACATCCCATTCATCTTTTCTACGTAGTATTCCTGATTTGGCTGGTGGTGAGCTCGCCTATCTTTCTTAACCTCTAATGTCGCCCATCGATCATTTTGAAGTATCGTTAAATCCGGTATTCCCTGAATATAACTTGAGTCATTTTTCATGACAACACAACCTGGAAATCTATCTTTCAACTCTTTTATAAGATTTGACTGAAATCGATTTTCTAACATTGTGTACTCCTATCTTTGTGTTTTAGGGCCGCGGGTCAGTATGAATTCGATACACAAGGAGGCATATCTATTTTACGATCTTCCCGCAGCCCAGTGGACACAACAACTATCTCGGACTAGAAAGGACATAGAGAAAAGAAATAAAAGCGGCACAAACCGCCATTTTCCTTATTCTCTCTATTATAGGGTCGAATTTTTTCGCGAATTTTAAATTTTTAATTTTTGCGAGCTCTCGTTGAAATTTTTCTTATTTTTCAAAGCTTTATGAATTGCTAGGTCTATCCATGCTGATGACCTAAGATGATACAGATATAGATCTGTATATGGAGTGTTTGCTCTGTCTATTCTTCCAGATGCTTGTTCAGTCATTCGATATGAGTAATTTTGACTGTAGAATATTATTGTATCTGTTGTGATGCAATTCCATCCTTCACAACCAGCAGAGTACTGGACAAGATAAATCCATCTTTCACCTTCTGGGAGTTGATCATGATTTTGACCATTCCATTCAGCATATGGTATATCGTTCTCTTCACACATCTTTCTTAATAACTCAAGCTCATATGTGAAGTTGTAGAACACTATACATCTATCTTTCCGGTTGGCTATCTCTAATGTTTTTGCTATTCTACTTTTATCGGAGTTTACAACTTTTCGCATTAGGTAGTATAGCTTTCCAGTTTCTGTTATAGGTTCATTTTCATATGGGTTCCATCGATCTCTCATAACAGTCCTAAACATGTCTTTATCATAGTCAACAGTAACAAGCTCTTCATGTCTAAGTGTTAGCCTGTTATCTTTCATGTTGACTAAGAGATCATCTCTGTGTTTCTTCAGAATATCCTCATCCATGTACTTTTCTATCTTTGGGTATTTTGAATATCTGCTATACACACAATGTCTTATGTTAAACTCAGTCTTGTTCTTGTAAAACCCATTAGCTATAAACACTGGTATGTAATCAGTCCATTGGTCTCCTGGTGTAGCAGATAATAGTATCCAATGATTCTTGTTTGTTATTTTGTAGAATGCTTTAACCCATGCTCCTGAGCCACATACTCTTTGCTCATCGAATATGAAGAACGCTCCATGCACATCTTTATACTTTTTGATATTATTCCAACTGTCTATTGTAACTATAACACCATCGATTGCTGGCTCTCCGGTTGGCACTAAACAGAATCTTGCACATTCTTCGTGCCATTCTAGAGAATCTCTCTTCTTTGCTGTTGTTATTATATACAAATCTTTTGGATCTTTCATTGGGACGTATGTCCCTTTGTCGTTAACTTTCATTCTTCCTTGACAATCAACGAAATAGAAGTAAGCTAACGCTGTTCTTGATTTTCCAGAGCCGACTCCACCGCAAAGGATGGAGCCGTTTTTAAGATTTTTGACAGCCTCAATCTGATGGTCCCACAATTGTACAGCCATCTTTCAAACCTCCTCTGATTTTACTCCTCATCGTAATCTATATCACGATCATTCTCCGGTATAGCATCATACTTTGCCTCAAGATCATCTTTCTCGATATGCACATACATTGATTTTACATATGCTGCAACACCGGCTGCTCTTCCGCTTCTTGCTGGGTAATTATACGGTCTGATTATGATATCTGCATAGTCAATCCTAGACCAATCAAGCTGGTTGATTGTATCCTCCTCAAGTTTATGCTTGCGCATTCCTGCATCTGTATCATACACAATATAAACTATTGGCGGGTAGTCTCCAAACTTAACTTTCACCGGCAACCATGGCTGCATATAACCATCTTCATCAGCCTTGAGCTTTTTGACATTCCATCCATCTGCTGCCAGACTCTCTGCATCTGCATCTGATATAAGGACTCCGAAGTTCCTATTACCTGCATTGTTGTACTCTGTTTCTTTCCCGGAGAAGTTCTTAAAGATTATCTTTGCTCCCTCAACTTTAAAGTTACTCATTACTCTTTTCTCAGCCATCTTTCATAGCTCCTTTCATAAATGTGTTTATTGATTTTATTTTAAAAGACTATAGTCCTTTAAGCTACATAATCGAACGGCACTTCTTCCGGCAAACCGGCTGGGATCTCCATCCAACTAAGATCCTCAGCCACATTATCAGATGCAAACCATTCGAAATCACCATATTGACTTATGGCTTCTACTGCTTTATCTACTAGATCATTGTAATAATCTTTATCTATGACATTTTGTTTATTTAATGTTTGAACCACATCTGCTTCTAACCACATATAAACATTCGGTTCATCCTTACTTACTTTTCTAGACTTCTTAGTTCCTTCTGCTGCGGAGTACTTACCGTTGTCTCCTTTTCTTAAAAGTACTCCTCCGCCACAGCCTGGTTTAACTGGGCAGAACAGACCTATTTTGCCGACAAAGTGATAGTCATGTTCATCTAGTCCGAGATTCTCATTCATATCCAAATATAGTGCAGTGGATACTGATTTTGTCTCACACATATCATAGAACTCTAATGGTTCATGACTAAACAATGTTTTGAACACATATGGAACCTGGAATTGATCTCCAGTAGCTGTCCAAGTATTTTGATGCTTTTCATCAATATCGCTTGGGACATATCCATATTTCTTCTGACACCACTCCATAGATGCATATCTTGCAATGTATACTGAATCATTTACTATGCACATTTTGGAGTAGGTAGCCTCGTGCTCAAATGTATATCCATAGCTTTTTGCATACTCCATACAGAATTGTATAATTTCCGGAGTAGCATTTGCTATCTTTATCGAGTCAGTCTTAATATGCACAACCGTGTAGCCTCTATCCTGTACTTCATGTTTCAAGTTTATCATGAATAGTGCTCCATATTTTGCAACTATGTTGTCTATATTTCTTGGGTCTCTTAGCTTATTTGGAAAGCTTGCTGATGTTAATCCATACACTGAATTGATTGCTGTCTTTAATGCATTAGCAAGATCTTTTGGTTTTATATTTTGATCATCGAGCCATTTATCGATTCTTCCATCGAACATACCTCTAACTTTATCATACTCACCATGCTTTATAAATATTCTAGCCTCTACCAATTCCTCATACTTCTTAGTGTAATATTCACCAAAGATTTTGAGAGCTATGGCACTATGAGGATGCATTGATGCTACATCAAGAAGAGCTACGTTTGTATACATTCCTGGATTACCAAGGGCATAACCTCCTTCTCCAGGATCTTCGCCTCTATAAATCGATTTACCTCTTACTATTTTGGTACCCTCGTTGTATCTGCTTTTATCTATTCCTCTAGGATCATACTCATATCCTGGGAATATCGTACTAAGGTCAGTATAGATAAATTGATTTTGAGGGTTCCTGTCTTTACCAACAATAATCCTTGTTGTACAGTTGTTTGTTGTATCATTCTTTGTTAAACCGGCAAGATCAGCCAATATCTCTCTTGCAAGCCAATCATTATGATTTGCATCGAATACTGCTTCTGTAGCTATAACATCGTTAACACAATAATCAGCTATTTCATCCCATCTATCTTCTGGAGCTGGCTGATCCCAAGGACAATCACACTCTTTATGATTTATCCTAAGCTTGATCTCCCATTTCTTAAGACCCATTTTGTTATTCGCTGATAAGAAATCATATACATCAGTGTATGACATATTATAAGCTTCTCCAAAGAATGCATCTCTGTCACCATCAATGATTCTCTGACTAAGTTTAAACAGCTCACTTTCTGTATAACCCATCATCCTTGCATAAAGAATATGATTATCATATCGTCTATTGTTGAATCCAATAAGCCTAAATTTCATAAGGCTCTCTACTTCGCTTGGTGATGGATTAATCATTTTGACAGTCTGATTCTCTTTGCCTTGCTTCTTCCAGCATACCACAAACAGATTTGAGAATACCTCAACATCAAAGAATACTATTGGCTTGTTATCTTCATAGTCTTCCACATTCTCTGATGGTTCTTCTGACGAGCAGAACTTCATTTTGTTCATAAGCTTTAAACAGTAGTCTGACTGATGTGTGCTATTTAAAGCAAAGTGTTGGATTGATGGAATCATATCTCGAACATCGTATTTTAACCCTTGCTCATATGCATCATCTAGTATTTTACAGATGAAATCCATTGAGCATTTTGTTGAACTGTGCACCTCCTTTCTAAGATTCTTCTCGATCCGTCTCCTTAGATCTCGTTCTGACTTGATTGTGAAATCTTGCAGCACTGGCTTTACTCCTTTCATTGGCAAATTTGAGTTTATATGTGCAATCGGCAAGTCATTACATTTTGTAAGCTGTCTCCTTAATGCCGAATCTCCAACAAACACCTTAACTTCAATGTCTTCGGCATATAATCTTGATAATCTGCTTACGTCTCCGTCATATATGTAATGCAAATGAATGCCTGATCCACTCTTACTCAATTCTGCATATGTCTTTGGCCATTTACTAGCTGCTGCCAGATTTAATTCATAACTCTTTTCTCCATTTTGATCTTTCAGGTCGAAGTCAATCACTATGCAATTTCCTGAAACCTTTGTGTAGTGTAGCTTTGAAGTGTCTATATCACTTAACGTTGTTTTGACTTTCTCCCACTTGCTTTTTGGTATTCCATCTTCTGTTGCATACTGAGCTGGCATGTCTTTAAACTCCTCATCAAGCAATGATGGTATATATCCAAACTTTATCCACGATTCATTTTGATACTCTTCAGCCTCTTCTTCTTGCTGTTCGTCCCACGACTTTTGAACAGTATATGCAAACAATTCTTTTTTGAAACCTATATACATGTTTCTTTTGTTTGCGTCATACCTTGGTTTGAATATTTTGAAGTAGCTCTTAAGCTCATCCTTTATTACTTTCTTCTGAAGAGGATATGGTACATGAGCTTCTGTTGCATACTCATTATATCTTAGCCAGGCCTCATTAAGAGATACCTTATCATTTTGAGCAAAGAAATCATAATTATCTTCCATGAATGAGAAGAAATCATTCGTTGTGCTCATCATACTAATCGGCTTATAACCATTGTAGTAATTTTTGCCAAGCTTATTATAAACTTGTAAGCAGTGATAAGCTATTGCTCCGTACTCAAACTTTATCTGGTTCATCAAATCATCATATCGTCTTTTTGGGATAGTATTCCCAGTCGGATTAATATCTATAAGTCTTCTCAGCAAACCAGATTTTGAATCCGTTATCTTTACTGGTTTATTAGTACCAATGAGCAAGAAGCTATCGAGCTTTATTGTGTATTTTGATTTGAACTTCTCGTTGATGACCATTCGTTCATGCGATATGATTGAATTTAATTTTGTATTGTCTTCAACTCTACTTAAATCACTATCATGATCAATTGCTATAAGAGGGTTCGACGATAGTGTTTCCATTGCAAATGATGAACCCGATCTTCCAAGTTCCTTTGCTTCAAACTGAGAACAATGATTTTGAAACATATCGTCTATGATGTTTAGTATAGTCGATTTGCCAGTTCCAGGACCTCCATAGAATACTCCAAACTTTTGAATTGATTTTGAATCGCCAGCTATTACTGATCCAATTATCCATTCTATCTTTCTTCTTTCAGACTCATCATAGAGAGTGCTAATCAATTCTTCATATGCACTTATATCACCATCTTGCATATTGTAGTCCAACTTAAAGCTTGCATAGTCCTCCTTTTTGACATCATCATCCAGAAATATTACGTTTCGATCAAGCTCATGGGAATTGTCTGGTATGGACTTACAATATTTGATCCATGTGTTAAGCATATT